GCTGCCTATCTGCGCGGCATTGCCGGAGCTGCCTATCTGCGCGGCATTGCCGGAGCTGCCTATCTGCGCGGCATTGCCGGAGCTGCCTATCTGCGCGGCATAGCCGGAGCTGCCTATCTTCGCGGCATCGCCGGAGCTGCCTATCTGCGCAGCATCTTTAACATTAACGTCTTCGGGCTTTGGCATTTCGTTTATGGTCTTTTCAACGGAAAAATCCACACACGCCTTAACGAAACCGTCAAGTCCGAGTTTTGCGCCGATATGTATCTTCTTTGTCGCAAATTTTCTGTTATCGTCCGTCACAGGTGGTTCAAGTGCCGTCACAGATGTAAAATCTGAAAATGTTCCATCTGCGCGTACAAGCGGATAATAATTCAGCACTTCAAACGGATTCACACAATAGTGCATCATTCCGGCGCTGCATATACTGCCTCCCTGCTCTTCAAAGTCCGCGTTCTCCGTGTACTGTTTCCCGCGGCATATCAAGCCGGGTTCGTAAGCCTTGTAACCTTTTTCGTTCATTTTTCAATCTCCTTTTACAAATAATTTTTTCCAAAGTATTTTCTGAACTCGTCAGTGCCCCATTCGTAATGCTTCATCGCCTGTCGTTGTCCTTGCCGTTTGAGCAACGCATCAAGCGCCGCGTCGGTATGGTGCAGCGTCATATGGCAGTCGTGGCAGAGCATCACCCACAAGCCCAGCGCTTTTGACTTCTTGCGGTATGCCCCGTGGTATATCTCATGCCGGTCAAGCTTGCCCTGCTGTGTTGCGCAGAGCCAGCAGCCGTCTATATCCTGCACGATTGACGGGGCATATCCGTTTCGGTCGAGCGTCACGCCGTATTTGTTAGTCATAGCGCCCCCCACTGTTCCGCCATTGCCGCCGCTATGCCGGGGAATGTTTTACTTCGCACTTTGGCGCTGCGACTGAATGTGTCTTCCCATGTGCGGTTTTTGCCGCTTGGGTATTTGCCAAAAAGCTTACCGTTATCTGGCTTTGGCAGTCCATTACCTTTAAGCTTCGGAAGATTCTTCAGCCATAAGCACGTGCCTTTCGTAACATAATTTTCTGCGTCTTCCTCTGATTCAGCGAACATATACGGGTGGATTGTCTGATCAGCGGGTCTGTATGCCGCGTTCATAAATCCGACAGGGTTTTCAATCGCAATCCTATCCGCGTTTGCCGTTAAAAACAGCATGAAAAACACCGCCGCCTCCGCTCGATTTTTCCATCTGAGAACTACTTTTTCTGCCGGTGTATGTTTCAGCGAAAAGTGAATCCCGGCAACGTTGCTTAGATACGTGCAAGGAGGATGTGCAATCAGCAAATCCCACTTGTCTATGTAATGGCTTTGTCCGTCAGACGTGTACATCTGCCCCCCCCTGCAAACACTTGAGCGCATCGCCCTTGATGTGCCACTCGGGATGCCCACCAGAACAATCCTGTATATCGCAACTGTACGCCTCGTGACCGCGCTCCCGGAACGCTATGCACACTCTCTGTGATTCCTCACAGGCTACGAGAACTTTCAATTACATCCCCTCCATAATCATCTGTTGTTCATGCGTTGTCGACGAACGGACATTCAAAAGTTGCTCATTCGCCTTACGGCACATATCCCGCATGATCTCGAACCCGTAGCAGCTCCGTCCAAGCTCCATACACGCACGTAGCGTGGTTCCACTGCCCGCAACCGGGTCTATTACTACGTCGCCGGGGTCTGTGAATATCTCTATAAGCTGTTTCAGCACCGCAACGGGTTTCTGCGTTGGGTGAATCACCGGGATATTCTTGTCTTTCTCCCAGTAAAACCAGTTGAATACCATCCGCCCGCCGTTGTTGAACTTCGGAAGCTTGTCTCTGTACAACACGACCGCGTATTCCGTCGCCCCGACTATGCGCATATTCGCCTTGAGCACCTGCGCGGAATAGTTCTTGATGAAAACCAGCGGATAGGAGTGCGCAAAGCCATATTTCTTGCCGTACTGTATAACCGTCTGCATCTGCTCGAACGCGCAGAACACGATCATCGCCGGGGCTTTGCCGCGCTCTTTCGGCTCTTTCTTCAAAAGCCGGTTGCAAAAGTGGAAATACTCAGCAATGTTGAAACTAACGTCGGTGTTGAAGAACGTTTTCCCTGCCTTGCTGCTTTCACCATTACGGTTGTCGCCGCCGATATACCATTCCGGGCTTGACGCATACGCCTTTTTGCCGAGATTATACGGGATATCCGCAATGACAAGCTGTGCTTTGGGGATGTTGTATTTCTTGAAGTTCTGGAAATTATCGTTGAATAGCTCTATCTTCATTCTTCTTCCTCAATCTCCATCTGCCCCGGCAGAACGCCGTCCTCCATCCACCAGTGGAATACATCAACGCCGGTAGTGCACATTCTCCATGAGCCATCCATCTTTCCGCGGCGATATCGCTCCGCGATCATGCGGTCAAACGCATTGATGTACATCTGCTGGAACTTTGGATATCGGGCAAACTCTCTATGCCGTCCTTTGCCCACCATCGGGCAGCCGACACAGCCCACGCGGTGCCAGCCCTCGCAGTACAACGGATTACATTCGACGTGCTGTGCTGTGAGGTAGTCCCACACATCGGATTCCTGCCAGTCGATGATAGGATTGCAGACACGCTTGCCCTTGAGCGTGCATGTCTCGAAGAGCCGCCTATCTTCATCGTTATCGTTGTTCAGCAGCAGTTTCTTCTTCCTGTCTGCGGTGAGTATTTCAAGGCTGCTGCGATTGTTCTTCCGCGCTGTGCTCTCCGCCCAGCGCACACCGGTCGCTATGAACCTGCCGCAGCCTGTTGTCTCCTTGAGCACACCGCAGCAGTAACGGACTACCCGTGTCGGCGGCATGAGCTTAACGGGTATCAACTTCCACATACTTGTAGGCTCGCCCTTGTATGTGGGATAGTGGATCGTATAGCTAACGCCTTTGAGTTCGTATTCTTTGGCGCGCTTGCGGACATGATAGACAGTCTCAGGTGCGTCGGCGGTCGTGTGAGAGTGGACGATCTCAAACGGGATTCCGGCATTTTCCGTAAGCTTGCAAATCACAGCGCTGTCCTTGCCGCCGCTGTCGGTCAAGAGTAACGGCTTACCATACAGGCGCAGCGACATATCTGACGCCAGCCGCAGCCGCTCCATTGCAGTTTGTTCTTTATCCATCATTCCCATGCCTCCAACAGTGACTTTATCTCTTCCTCCGGGCGCGTCTCTATGCCGAGCGCCCGCGCGTCCTGCACGAGATTATCTATCAGCATGGACATTTGCCGGGTGTCAAAGTCTGAGCTACCGTAGTAGATATACAGATTCGTGCAGCCCTTGATTTTGCTCTCCTCGCGCTCAACGCGCCGCCCTATGTGGTCGCGTGTCCATAGCCGCTCCATGCTGTCAACGGCTTTATCCTGCACACAAAGCACCTCGCAGATGTTCGGGATGTTTTTCAGTGCCTCGCGGTATACATTCTCCGGGGTCTCCCGGACGGCAAGCGCAATGTCGTTGATAAGCCGCCAAGCATAAGCATTCGCGTTCAGACTGCGCTTTTTCTTCGCCGGGGCAATGTCGTACTCTCCCGGCTTGAAGCCGTACACAAAGCGCCGTGCGTCCTGCATTGAGGCTGTAAGTATCAGCTCTCCGCCCATGATTCGGGCATTCTCGATTTTCATGCTCGCCTCCCTCATATGCGGTCGAGCAGACTGTCAAGGCTCTGTAACGCTGTCCGCTCTCCGCTCCGGTCTCTGGCGTTATACTCTGCCGCCGTTGTCATTTTGCCGGGTTTGCGCTGATTAAGCCCCCAGCCGTCACGATGGCACTTGCGGACGGTAAGGTTCCAGTCCTTCCACCGATTTTTGTTGCCCGTGGCCTGCGCTGATTCATCCACGTAAGCGATGCAGCGGGCAAGTTCAGCCTCGCCAATGTCTGCAAGCAGCCGGGCATATTCATCATCCGTCAGCTTCACCCAGCCGTATTGCCCGTGAGCGTGGCGCGCGGGCGCGCTCTTACCCCCCTCGTTAGAGGGTTGTCCTTGTCCTTGTCCTTGTCCTTGTCTTTGTCCTTGTCCTTGTCCTTGTCCTTGTCTTTGTCCTTGTCCTTGGGGGGCGTTCGGGGGGCGGTCGCTACCGTTCGCCCCCGTTCGCTGGCGGTCGCTACCGTTCGCTTTCTCGCCGTTCGCCCTGTTTTTCTCGCATTTCCTCTTGTATTTGCCTATATCCCTATCTATCTGCGATTTCATGCTTGGAAATACAAAGCGTTCATTACCGCGCAGTTCCGGCGCTTCGCCCGTGCTGCTGTATATAAGCAGCGCCGTAAAAAGTCGCCCGCGCTCCGCGTCATTCAGCTCTTCCATAGCGTCTAAATAGCTGTGATAGGCATTAAAGCTTTCCAGCGCCATTATTCAGTTCTCCAATCTATACCGTGAGTATCGCGTTGCCTCGCCGTATCTGTTCTTCCCGGTCTCAGTCTCCCCGACTATCGGATAGCCGAGCTTGCGCAAGTCGTTAATGCGGGAGGCAAGCCGCATTATTCCGTATTCGGTCATTGCCTCCTTGCTCGTTATGCTGCCGTAATCGGTCAGGTGCCGGATTATTCTTTCGTTCTGTGTCATAGGCTCAGAGCGGTAAGTCGTCGCCGTCGTCCTCTTCCATTTCCTCAAGCTTCGGAGGCTCAACGTTCACGCCGTCGCCGCGCTTCTTGCTCTCGCCGAAATATACGCTGTCGGCCATGACCTCCGCGCTCCGGCGCTTGCCGCCGTTCTTGTCCTCCCAGTCGCGGATATGGAGCCGCCCGGTGACGATAGCCATGCTGCCCTTGCTGAAATACTTGCTGACAAACTCTGCGGTCTGACGCCATGCGACGCAGTCAATGAAATCCGTCTGGCGCTCGTTGCCGCCACTCTGATAGTCGCGGTCTACCGCGAGGGTGAACGACGTGACCGGCGTGCCCTGCGCCGTATAACGCAGCTCCGGGTCTCTGGTGAGCCGCCCCATGATGTCTATGTGATTCAAACTCATCTGTCCGCCTCCGCTTTCTTCATGCAGTCGCCGCATAAGCAGCGCCCGTATTTCTTCTGGCTGAATCTCGCCATTTCGTCAGCTCTCCACTGCGTGCCGTCTTTCTTCTTGACCGGCTGAATGTCATTCCCACAGTCCGCGCATTTATAGGCTTTCGTCGGTGGTGTGCTGCCGGAAATCGTCGTGTCCGCGTCCTTCGTGTCGTCTATGCAGAAAAGCCCGTTCAGCGCGTACTTGCGGGCATAAGAGCTTGCCGCGCCCGTGACCTGTGAGCCGTCCATACCCTTCTTCGTCTCATCCTCGCGGGCATATGCGGTCACGGATATGTCCTCCACGGGGTTATTGATGTTCGTCAGCGTCGCCGTTGCCTTGATGTAATACCTGTCGCCGATCTGGGTCAGCTCGTCCGACAGGGTGAGCGCCGCGCCGTGCGCCATAAGCAGAGGCTTCACCGCCTCTAGAATGTCCTCGCAGTTGCGGTAGTTGTACTTGCCGAAGCTGTTATATTGAGACTTCGGTGCTTTCAGCTCGTACTGTATCGCCAGCAGCGCAGTTTCGATATTGGGTACCATGTCGCTCATTACGTCGCCTCCTTTATCTCTCTGAGCTGAGCTTCCAGCTTGAGTATTTCAGACTGTGCTTTCCAGTATCCGTCGTTCGCCGCCTCATACTTCATCTTGTACGTCGTCGCCAGCTCCACAAGCTCACGGTATTCGCTCGTGCGCACCGGGATGAAAACATCCTTCTTCTCGCCCTCGTTGGGCTGTACCGTCGCGGTCAGTATGGTGTTCATTTCTTCCGTCATATCCGTTAAACCTCCTTATTTAATTGTGATTGACGTGTTCTGCGTGAGCCGCGCGCAGGGTATATCCGCGCCCTGCGCAAGCAGCGCTTTGATTGCGACCTTGTTCGCCTCCGGCGCTTTATACCGCAGCAGATTGTCGTTGCCGGTCTTTTCCGCCCATTCCGCAAAGCCCTCGTCTATCTCGACCGTCTGAGACTTCCGGAACGACACAGCGCATTTTACAGTCTGAAATTTTTCGCCCCCCAGCACGTAAGTGAGATAGTCTTTCAGCCGTTCCGCCTTTTTCTCGGCGGCCTTGCGGCGCTCTGCAAGCGCCGCTTCCTCATCCTTGAGGGCTTTCGCGTCTGCGGTGAGGTTCTTGATAAAACACGCTATGTTCTCGATTTTCCCGTCGCGCTCCATCATCAGCGCATCAAGCGCGTCATTGTCAACCAGCAGCTCGCCGGTCTCCGGGTCAACAGCATTCACAAGCTGCTCTATGCTCTTGTCGATTTCGTAAAGTGTCATTTTTGACCTCCGTTGTAAAAATCTATCGCATCCGTGAGATTCACGAATGTCGCGGTCTTGCCCTTGCGCCGCGCCTCATAACCGGCGCGTGTGCGTCTGGCCTTGTGCTCGACGATGAAATACAACCCGTCCTTGCCGTGCCTGTATAGCGGCGTTTCCACGCGCATTTCATAGTCTTTCGTGCGCAGCTTCGGCGTGTGGCCGGGGATGGCGCAGAAGTCAGCGTTATCGTAAAGATTCATAGTACGCATCCTCATCCATCCATGATGGGTCAAACGGCTCATCGTCGTCGCCCAGCCAGCGCAGCCGCCAGTTGAAGCGTTCCGCTTTCCTGCGCCGCCTCACGCTGTACGCTGCCGCGTGTATGCCGTAATGCCCCAGCACCACCGCCGCCAGCACCGCAAACGCAAGCGCTATCTGCCCCGCAATCGGCATACTGCCGATATGCTCCACGCCCCACGGGAATATCTTTGCTATCAAGTCGCACATATCGCGGCCTCCTTTATGTTTGCTCCGGTGTGCTCCGTGCCGGATAAAAGCAGGGCGCACCATTTACTTTTGAAAAACTTGTCAAGCTCGTATTCGCTTATCCATATGCCGCAGTTGTACATGCCGTCCTCTGCCCGCCGCTCAAGCGCGCGTTGGTCTTGCCATGCGCGGATTACGATTCCCATCGCAAGCAGCCTGTACCATGGGATGTTCAGCCCGCAATCCTCCGCGCGCTCAACAACGCCTATATGCACTCCTTTCGCTTGCATCGTTCAACCTCCTGTGTTATAATGTCTGTGTTCAATCTCCAATGCCGCTTTCCCGGTTGCCGCCGGGGGCGGCGCTTTTATTTTCGCTTATTCCGTATCGCCCCCTCTATCAGCACCTGTGTCGCGGCATCGTTGCGGTACTTGCGCTGATACTCCGTGATAAGCTCATAGCTCTTGCGGTAAGCCTCGTAATCCTCGCATCTGCCGTGACAGCCGGGGGAACGCTCATCGCACTCCAAGCACGGAACTATCATACGTGCCCCTCCTTTACCCATCTGATGAACGGCTCACGCAGGATTTTCAGCCGGTTGCCGGAGAAGAACGCCGGAAACTCAAGCTTCCCCTCCCGCGCCTTGACGTTGATGTAATAGGGCATACAGCCGAGCACGCCCGCCGCCTCTTTCGGCGTTATGGTCGTCTTGTCCATCGCCTCTAGCTCTTTGATGGTCATGATTACCTCCATTTATATCGTTCTGTGCAGCAAGCAGACAGTTCTTTTATCATGCACTGATTGATTTGCACCTGTTGATTAGCCAGCTGCACGTTCAATAAATGCGTCTGCAATGTCGCAGGGTCAATATTCATCATGCTCGAGTAACCGCCGCACCAGTAAGATACTGGCGTATACGCCGGGAGTTCAGCGGTTCCGGCGTAGTCCACCGCTCGCAGAAGCTCACGTACTCGCTCATGTATGTATGGTGCATTCTCCCACGTGTGCGTCTTGTCCTGCGTGAGCTTCTGCCGCAGATACGGGGCTAAGTCCTCGCACGGCGGTATATAGCTCATTTTCCCTCCGTTGTTACGCAGCCCATAAAGGGAGACCACCAAGAGCCGACGCCCAAGCACTTCAACATCGCGTAGCACTGCGTCAGCTGCTCGCTCATACTCGGGATTTTCTGCACCGCTTCAAAATACTGCCGCATCCGTGCATTGGCGCGGTCTATGTCCGTCATATACAGCAGATTTATCCCCTCAAGGATTTTGCTGGGGCGAGGGAGTATCGAGTTCATGAGCTTGCGGTATTCCTCGTCGGGTTCTGTCGGCTCGTCCTTTTCCGTTATCCCTGCGGCAATGGCGCGCTTCAAAAGCTCGGCCGTGTACTGCACAACGAGTTTTCGCAGTTCGTCTCTTTCCATGTCCGCCTTTGGGCGCACGGCCACAAATCCGCCGAATACGCCGTTGTTATCGGGTGTGCTTGTCATTGTTCATCCTCCTTTTTATATGTGTCCTTACCTCTCAATCTCCAGCGCCTGTGCTATGGCGGTCGCTATCTTCTCGTTCTCACGAACGCCGCACATGAACGCCCGTATGGTGCTTGTGGTATAGCCGGTCATCTTCGCTATGTCCGCGTCCGTCAGACGGCGGATTTTCTTCTGCTCGGCTATCTTGCCTCTGAACAGCTCGTATATGTCGCTCACCTCCTCTGCGTTTTATCAGAGAAAACATTGACAATTCGCGGTGAATGTTGTATTGTAAAAGCGCCAACAGTCACAATACGTTCTTACAGCTTTTTCGGAAAAATCTTTCCGTTAGGGCTTGGTTTTGTGTTCCCTTTTTCGTCTATCAATGTTTACAGTCGCTATTATATTCTGACTTTTGTCCGAAGTCAATTCGTTTTTCTGATTTTTTGCAGAATTGACACATTAAACAAAAATACAGCCCCGCATTTAGCGAGACTGCACAAAAAGGAGATATATAAATATGATTTTAAATGCAATGTGCGTACGAGACTTAATGCTCTACTTTGAAGAACACACAGCGATTGAGATACGCACAGAAAACGGGCATAATACAGCGTACTTCAATGTTATCTGTCCGGCACTTTTACATGACATTGAACCCTTGAAGCGGTATCAAAGGGTGTGGCGGATGCCGCCATTGATGCAGTAACGTCCGGCGTTTCCACTGGCACTTTGCCGTTATTGAATATCAGCGCGGAATAACGATCTTAAATCTCTGCGTCAATGTAACTCCTTCTTTTTCGAGTTCCAGCGCTCGTGAAAGCTTCGTAGGGATTCTGTCTACCACTTTCATTAAAAGGTTCTTATCGGCAATCATTTTGACAATTGCGGGTATAAGCTCCTTTTCCACTATGGCGAGGTCTTCTTTCTCTTGTTCGCGGAAGTCTTCCCAAAATTCGCTCGTCGGGTCTTTCATTCTTCATTCTCCTTTCATTTGTAAGTCGGCTTGAAATACTGCGCTCCCGCTGATGGGAGGTGAGAAGATCAGGAGATTCTATACAGATTCGTTTACTGAGGCGATGTCCCTTATCGCCGACGGCTGGAAGCTGGATAGTGTCGCTTATTTCGTCAACGGCGACGGAGTAAGTATCATCCTGTCCAAGTGATTTAATCCGAGCGTTTTCTCCCCGCAAATTATGGAGCGCAGTATTTCAAGCCGACTTTGGTATAGCTATTATATACTGATTTTTATCAGAAAGTCAAGAGGTAAATTATGAATGACATTTATTCGAGAATCGATAGTTTGCGCCGGGTACGCGGTGTTACTCTTGCGCATTTGAATCTTATTATGCCTGACGGTTATAGGGGGAAATTGACAGAGTATAAAAACGGCAAAACGAGCCTGACAGATGCAGATGTTCAAGCTATTGCGGAAGCGTTAGACACCTCCGTTGCATATTTAAAAACCGGGGAAAGCTCGGACGCAGAACAACCGTTACTTAATCCAGAATATCAAAAGTTGACTCCCGAAAACCGCGCCGCGATAGATGCTGCGATTGCTGCTCTTCTAAAGTCTCAGCAATCAGACGATTGATTGTCTGCCTGTTCTCCATGTTAAGCTTCAAAAACTCTTTTTGTGCCTTATCGTATGCCGCCAGTCTAATACGTTCCTGCAAAACTTTCCCTCCTTTTTTATATTTTCGACAAGTTTCTCTTGATTTCGACGTTTGTAAGTGGTAATATTAGTTTATCGTAATACTTTATTCACAATTATAAGAAAAGGGGTAATGCCTATGAAAAGTAAGTTCCTTATCATAGCCGTAGTTGTATTTCTTGTGCTTTTCCTCGTAATGCTTTTTTCGCCCGCTGAATCGTCGTCATTTACCCCTCAATCTTTATACGCCGACAACGGAATATCAATAACGTTACAGGGCGCAAACACAGCAGGGCTTAAACTGAGCATAGACAATCAAGGCTCAGAAAGTATACACGTATATGGAGATAGCGCGGTTATAAACGGCTTCTCTATTCCCGCTCTTCTCATGCAAGATGTGTATTCCAACAAAACCGCAACTTCAACGGTACATTTCGATTCTGCCGTGCTTTCGACTGCTGGAATCTCCACGATTGCAGATGTTAACTTATATATACGCATAACCGATGAGAACGAGCGTGATATATACGATGGTAGGGTAAGCGCTACACTCGATAATTCATATGTTCAGCCGGTCGATTCTTCCGGCGTCGTGGTGTATTCTTCTGACGATTGTTTTATATCAGCTCGCCCCAATGATCTTGATAACCCGCGCAACGCCGCTATAATCTACGTTGAGAACAAAACGGACAACCGGCTTTCTCTCGTATGCGATAGCCTTTCTATTAACGGGAAAATGCTCAATGGTATGTTCTCCTTGCAAAACGTAGAAGCTCAGTCTCGTGCGCAGTTCATTCTTGACCCGTACACGCTGAAAATGCTCAATGACGATAATGCCGCCGCTATGAGCGTTTCTCACGTTGACGATATGTCAATTCGATTGGAGCTTACCCCTTGGCGTGGCACCACGATAAGCACAGCCGATATGTTCTCAACTGATGTAATTCGAGTAATTGGTAAGTAATATGAGGTCGCCCCGGCATTGGCGGCAACCTCTGCCGGGGCTGTAACAGATACCTTGTAAACCGACTTATCTGCTACGCTTTTATACTAGCAGACCCAGCGCAAAATATCTATACGGCTAAGTCGTTAAAACAGCTCTATATTTTGTAAAAAATTTTTGAGGGGATGTGAAACGTGTCTGCGATTCAGGAATTGCAGCCGTATTGTGACGCTTTTCAAGGTCGAATACGTGAGGCAAAGGATAGTAAAGGTTACACTCTGCAAAGGCTGATCGACGAATCCGGCGTACCGAAATCAGCGGTGAACAATATCAGCGCCGGGAAACAGGTCAATCCCTTGCTGTACAACGCCGCCGCGCTGTGCAAGGTGCTTGACCTGTCGCTGGATGAGCTGTTCGGGCTTGAGAAGCCCGTTGACAGTCCAGAGGGGCAGTTACAACGCATTCATGAGTTAGAAATCGACAACACCCGGCTCACCGCCGTTGACGAGCAGAAAGACAAGCGGATTGAAACCGCCCGTATTATTGTCGGCGCTCTCGCCGCCGTGTCCACGCTGCTGCTCTTGGCGGTCATAGGCTATATGGTTTTGGATGCTCATATTCTCAATACCGGTCTTTTCCGTTCGGCGGGAGTATCCGTGTTCTTCGTTTTCCTTGTGCTGCTTGTTATTGCGGCGCTTGCCGCCATCGGCTACGCCTTGCGGTTTTTGTTCAGGAAATAAAAATAGCCCCCAGTCGTTAGACCGGGGGCGTTGTTATAGGGTGATATTATGCAATGCCGAAAATGCAAGAAAGAGATCCCGGATATAAGCTTGTACTGCCTCTACTGCGGCGTGAAGCAGCAGCCAGAGGCGCGCACGGCGAAGAGCCGGGGCAATGGTACGGGCACGGTTTATAAGCGCGGCAAGACGTGGACGGCGAAGGTAACGATAGAGTATTCCGACGACGGCGGCAAGCCGCGTATTGTCTCGCGCACTAAGGGCGGTTTTAAGACCAAGAAAGAGGCTGTGACGTATTTACCCACCTTGAAGCTTGCGCCGCGCGAGAAGCCCAAACAGGCGACGTTCAAGCAGATATATGAGGCGTGGCAACCGACGCACCGCGCCGGGAAGTCTACGATGGATTGTTACCGCGCGGCGTATAAGTATTTCGAGCCGGTCTATCGTCTGTATATCTCTGACATAGATATTGACGACCTGCAAGACTGCCTCGACGAGTGCGGCAAGGGACGGCGTACAAAAGAGAACATGAAAGCGCTGTGCGGTCTGCTCTATAAATTCGCAATCCCCCGGCATTACGTCACGCTGAACATGGGGCAATACCTCATTGTGAGCGGCGACAGCGGCACAAAGAACGCGCTCCCGGATGATGCCTTACCCAAGCTTGAGAAGCACGCAGACGGCGTTTTCGGCGCGTCTATCGTGCTGTGTCAATGCTATCTCGGCTTTCGTCCGGCTGAGTTTGTGGCGCTCGACGCGGCGAATTACAACCGCGAAGAACGAGCGTTCGTCGGCGGCGCGAAAACCGAAGCCGGAACGGATAGGACTGTCACGGTCTCGCCGAAGATCCAGCCGTACATTGACGCGGCGGTAAAGGATAAAATCGGCGGCGCTGTGTTCGTGGATGAGGACGGCAAGCCGTTCACTCCGGCGCGGTATCGTGAGCTGTTTTATTCCGTGCTCGAGAAGTGCGGCATAGATAATCCCATCGTCGAACGTGACGGGAAGAAGTTTTACACATACACGCCGCACAGCTGCCGTCATACGTTTGCCACGCTGATGAAGCGCGTGGACGGTGCGGATAAAGATAAGCTTGCTCTCATCGGGCATACGAGCGATGAAATGCTGCGGTATTATCAAGACGTGAACTATGCCGATCTGAGGAAGATAACCGACGCGCTATAAGCGCTATAAATTTGTTGATAGTACGTTAATAATAGAGAGAAACAGAGCAAAATAGAAACGAATAAAAAAATGACGGAAACTTAGAAAAATTTCTAAATTTCCGTCATTTTTGGTCCGAGTGACTGGATTTGAACCAGCGGCCTCTTGAACCCCATTCAATAAAAAACCTAGTATTTTCAACGTTTTCCGGGCTTTTGTTGATAATACGTTAATAATAGGAAAACATCAAAATCTAGCCTCTCAATGGCTTATTCAAGAAAACATATGCGTTGCTATTATTAACGCCGTTATCAACGCTATTATCAACGTACTATTAACACAAAAGAGCGGGGATATACCCCGCTCTCTGCTTAGTCTACAACGTACTCGTAGTACCGCATGATCTTGTCATCCGCCGCGTCCTTGTCGCAAAGGAACGCTTCCGCAAGGTCGGCGTAAAACTCCGTGTTGTTGACGTTGAACTTCTTCGCAACCTTGTAATAGTCCGAGTACAGCATATTCATCGCAACATAGAACTCTATCGGGTCACAGTCGTATTTCTTCTGCGCGAGAAGATTTGACGTCTGGTCATAGCTCCAATGTGCGCCTCTGCTGCCGTCCTCGTTCTCAAGGTCTCTCATCCATCCGTCCGCCATTTCGCGGCTCATGCCATCGTACATACTGCCGCCGCCATAACCGCGCTCATAGTCGTTGCCATATGTCACCGGGTCGCCCATGCGCGGTGCATCGTAGTCAAAGCCTATTCTGCGGCGTTCATAGTAGTCATCCCGGTAATTGTCGCGGTACTCATTGCGCGGGGCATAGCGCCCGTTGTCGTAGTGCTCGCGCCCTCTGCTGTCGCGGAATTTATCCTGCGGCGGCTGATAGTCGCGCATACGCATTACACGTCCTGCTCTGCTCATGCTGTCGCACCTCCTGTCGCCGCGTTAACTGCGGTCAGATTATTACTCGGAGAGCAGCATGGATTCCCTATCATGCGGAACGTCGCGCCCGTCGCGCTTGTGACAACAACGGTGCTGTACTTTGTCCGCGTCCGCACTCCGCACGCTGTCACCTGTGCGCAGCAGCGGTTTGTCAGCGGGAATTGCGTAGTCCCCGTGCCGATGGTGAACACGACCGGCGCGCTTATCGTCGCCGTCGTGGGGATAGTCTGCGCCAGCACGATACAATACTTCTCGCCGTTGGTATAGCTACCGTCCGGGAGGTTGACGACAACGTTACCATCAGTGACCGTTATCGACTGGCTCAGAATCAGCCTTTTGCAAAGCTGACATACGGGTTTACATGACATAGTAATCTCCTTTCAGGGGCGGGATTGCCCGCCCCGATATCAGCTTTGTTTAATAGCCGTTGCACCCGCCGCAACCGTTAGTGTTGCAGCCATACGGATTCTGCACCTGATACGCCGGTATAGGCGACGGGCGCAGTGCGGACACGAGATAGTTGTTCTGCGCCGCCTGAGACGCCGCGAGCTTCAGCGTGGAGTTCTCCGCCTCAAGCTCACGCAGTCGGTTGTTCGTGAGGAAGCTGAGAATTTCTCTCGTACCCGCGTTCTGGTTGTCGGTTATGTCACGTGCTGCGTTCTGGATGGTGTTGCGCGTGTCGCAAGCCTGCGTTGCCATGTCATAGCGCACCTGCGCAATGGCCGCGCGGTTCTCGCAACAGCAGTTATCCGCTGAGCGCTGCATAGCGTTGAGCTGCTGCATAAGCGCCGCCTGCTGATTGCATCGGGCAAGCTCCGCCGCAGAGAATCCGCTTGTAACGGCCTGCGTCACACCGGCAAAGCCGTTAAGCATTCCAGTGTTCATCGCGTAGAAGCCGTCACAAACGCCGTTGTTCACCGCGTCGATCTTGCGCTCAACGTTCGCAAAGTCGGAGGCAAGGACATAGCCATCGGCTACACCGCCGGAATTGCCGCCGAAGCCATAGCCGCCGTTGCCCCAACCGAAGATCAGCGCGAAGATGATGATAGCCCACCATCCATCACCGCCGAACATTCCGCCGCGATTAGAATTACCGTCGCCCTGCCCGGCGAGAAATCCGCTCATGAAATCGTCTGCCATAGAAAAATCTCCTATCAGTTTATTTACATACGGGTCGCGCGCCCCGTCTGCATTCGTCCGGGGGCAGTTTTTATCAAGACCTGCGCAAAACTGATAGAATATTTAATTGCGAGCTTGACACAAGCCCGCCTTTATGCTATACTTCTTTTTATAGAAGAACTTACGTTCTTGCCATCTGCCTGTTCCGCTGTTACAGCAGCGGAGCGGGCGTTTTTATTTACACCAAGCCGATATTCTTAGCGACTTGCTCAACTGTCATGCCGCGCTCTTTCGCCATGTTCTCGGCCATCTGTTTGAGCTGTTCCGGGGTCTTTCCCTGTATCATGCTCATAGCTTGCTGCATCTGCGGGTTCTGCCCCGCCATCTGCTGCATTAACATCATCGGGTTGCCGCCGTTCCGGGCAAGATTCACAAGCCCCATCAATGGATTATTCATCATCGTCGTCCGTTACCCTCCGTTTCTTTTTCGGTGTCAGCTCTGCCCGCAGCGCGTCAAGGTCGGCTTTCGTCGCGTACTCCACCGGTGCGGCTTGCTCCGGCGTGAAAAGCTTGAAATCGAAGAAGTCAGATGCGCCGGTCTGCTGATTAAAGCGCTTGAGGTAAATCATGCCGTGCCCCAAGTCCGGCATTACCACGCCGAGGGAAAAGTAATCCGTGCTCGTCGCAACAGCCTCTTCGCGGCTCGTCACGGGCTTGCACACGTAACCGGGCGCTGTAGGCTGTAGCTGCTGCATAGGGCGCTGATAGCCGCCGTAATATTGAGGTTGCTGTGGATAATAAGGATTATCGTTCATCGCTTCACGTCCTTTCTACGTACATTTTGGCATAAAAAAAGAGGGCTGACCCATCGGTCAGCCCTCAAATACACATCGTTTATCCATCAATTGCATCCGCTATTTTGTTTTTTATGCTCCGTATGCGGCGCTCGACCTTTTCAGTGCCGTATAGCGCCGTTTCCGTCTGGAGCGCGAAGGATATTTGCAGTACGCTCATCCCCCGCGCCCTCATGCGGAATATCTTCAGCTCTTCATCGGTAAAGCCGCAATCCCGTTCAAACTGTTCTCTTAGCTCCCGCGGGAATTGCAGCTTGTTCTTCGCGCCCGGTGTCGTCAAGCTGTTCTTTATCTCTGCTGTTGTCGTTGGCATCACTCCCTATATATGCGTCAAAAAGCGCATCGGCGGTCACGTCGCCTATACCATTGATACGGCAGAACTCTTTCACGGATTCTTTCATCTGTCCTCCGTAATGTCGGTTTACAAGGATTTTAAGTTACTTGGTCTTGTTATACTCCGCCGTGGATATGCCTATCAGCGCGCCCACGAGGACGCACACGGCGCTTATGACCTGTGCGACTGTGCCGGGGTCGTACCAGCCAAAGAGCGGCGCAACGGTAGAATAAAACGTGCTCACTGCGGGGAGCACGATTACCACGAGCCACTTGAGCACGTCATATACTGCGTTGGGAAGTTTCATTATTTTTTTCTCCTTACTTCAAAAAATCGTTTTTCTTTAAACGGCCGTCATAGACGCCCTTGAGATATTTTATCGTGTGCTTGGCGCGGTTGTTTTCATAGTCTTGGTGAGTATCGCAGTATTTCTCATATCGATCGATATCATGCAGCACATCTGCCCAATGCTCTTCTGTGTGCAAAATCGCTCTGCGTACTTCGTCGCCGAATCTCAAGATACGGCTGCGCGCCTCATCCGCTTTTGCCGCTGCGTCCTGCTGTATATGCTGTTCAAGCTTTGCGTCTAGCGCGTCAAGCCTCTCCATAACGGCATTGTCCGCCGCTTGCCGCTCTTTTTTTATTCCCTTGTTGGCGAGTATCACGGAGAATATCCCCGTGACAAGAGCCGCACCGCAACAAGTTATGATCGTGTTCAGAATTTCCATATTATCCTCACCTATGTATTTTAGGGATAGCAGCTTTACATCATTCTATCTCACCTCCCGGTCAGAAGCGCCGTCCATGTCATGCCGCCGACTTCGCCATCCGCGTCAAGCCCTTGCGCCGTTTGAAAATCCTTGACTGCGTTAACCGTCGCCGTGTCCATCCTTCCGGTGTGATATAGGCCGTCAAAGTACCCGTAAGCCATTAACAGCCCCTGCACTGCCTCAACCGCATTATCCGTCATGCCCGGCTTGAGCAGCGGCAGGGAGAGGTTGTACCAGTACGACGGGGCAAGCCCGCGGCTGTCCTCTTCGGTTTCTGTGGCGCCGTCGCCGGCGCCATAGCGCAGGACGCAATCCCACGGGTAGTTGTAATATGCCCGTTCGGCTATCTCGCGCCCGGTCTGGTCGCCGGGCGCGCCGCCGGTGACGCCTCCGCGCTCGTTGATGCTTGCCTGCACGATGCGCCCGCCGCCGATGTAGAGGGCGGTGTGGTGGGCGTAATTGAGCAGGACGTCGCCCGCCTCAAGCCCCGCGCCGGTGGCAAGGTCAATGGACGCCGAAGAGACAACGGCAAAGCCGCAGCGCAGCATATCCCCGCGCATATTGCCCGTGTACGTGCATTCCAGCGGCACGCCTGCGGCCTTGTAGGCAGATATCACAAAGCTGGAGCAGTCATAATCCGGCCCCCAGCGGTTGGCCTGGTCGTACCCGTGCGACGCGTCGGCGGCGATGCCGCGCGCCCACGCAACGGCGGATTGTATAACGGTGCTCATGCTCCCGCCTCCCCATATGCCACGCCGTAGCGGTCAAACAGCGCCTTGACCTGCGCATTTTTGAGTATTTTCTTTTGCTGCCCCTGATTCAATGCGTCATAGACCGTTTGCAGCGCTGATTTTGTGTCATCAGCTACGGCTTCCGCCGCCATTGTCCACTTGCCTTTTTTACTCATCGACCGTCACCCCCAGCACGTTCAAGGCTTCCTGCATATCCTGTTTTTCTTCATCAGTTCCACCCTGCTTTATCTCCGCGATTTTGGCGAGGATGGCGTTTTTCCGTTCCTCTATCGTCATGCGTTCACCCCTAGCGCGGATTCTATTTCCGTCAGTGCGGATTCGTATTGTGCGAGCTGCTCCTGTTCGTATTCCCTTTGCGCCGCATCAAGCGTTGCCCAATCCACAAAAAGCATGTACGCCTCGCCCGTAAAGGTTTCGCCGTCCGTCCGCGTCCACGTGCTTTCTGCCGGGATATACCTGTGCCCCTCGATAGCCGCGTTGCACATCCCGTCAAAGTAATCCGTCTCTATCGCCGTCAGCCCGTCGGCGGGTGAGACATGGCACTTGTAATCATCGTCAATGTATATCTTCATTTTACACCAGCCATATATTTTTTGCCTGTATCGTGCTGCCAAAGGTGCCGTTAGATGGTGCCGTCAGCCCGATATAATAGCTGCCCGTCAGCGCGCTCACGTCAACAGATAGGGTCTGTTCGCCTATGGTCGTCGTCAGTTGCTGCTCGATTATCGCGTTTGTCAATGCGTTGTGGTTCGCCACGCCTACAGCGTTCAGCACGGCAAGCGATATGCCTTTCCATTTTGCGATTGAACTTTGCGTGACCTTAACAAGATTTATCTCCGCATATACGGTCGTGATATTGGTCAGGTCAATGTTGCTATCCGTCGTCACCGCGTTGCTGTTCATCGTCGATACTATCTGCTGGTATCCATCACCGGCGGTTATCGTCGGCAATGTCGTGTTGCCCGTATATCCAAATGTGCTAAATCCCGGAGGTGTGACGATAACGCCATTCTGGATAACATACAGCCACGACCAGCTTATCTGCGTCCATTCGTTGTTCTGGTATATCCATGCATCCTGCTTCGCCCATGCGCCATCAGTGTGCAGGGAAACGGAATCGGGGTAAACCATCAGCGTGTCCTTTTTTAACGCGTTAAACGCTGCGTTAGACGTTGCCGCCGTCTGGATAAGAACTGTGCCGCTTGCCGCACTATCTGGCTTTGCGGAAGAAAACATATATCCGGTAATGGTCGTCGAGGTCTTTACCCATATCGTGTTCTCTCCCGGCGACGTCGGCTGTGTCGTGCCGTTGACTATCTTGAAGTTCAGCCCAGCACCGCCGCTGCCGCCGCGTATTGATACTATGTCGCCCATCCGTTCACCTCCGCCAGACTATGAAGCGCACAGGTATGTCGATGCTCGGCTGCTCTGCGAAGAACATTTCCGCCTGATTTGCCTTTGTCTTGCCGTTTATAAAGCTCCACGCCTCGCTCCATGCTTTGACGTTCGCCGCGCTGGAATTCCCGGCGTATATGTCGCACAAAACATTCTCGTCGCTCTCCAGCATACCGGTCACGGTTATTGTCTGCGTATATACGCCGCTCGCGTCGGCTGTCCATCCATTGGCAAGCAGCGTCGCGGTAAAGCTTCTTGTAACTGCTCCATCCGCCAAATCTGACATATTGACCATCGCACTGGCAACGTTGCCGCTCCCGTCGGCTTTCAAAAATCCGCTCGACGTGCCGAAAAGCTTTTCCCGGATTCGCGCAATAAGCGCCGCCCACGTTGCTTTTCTCGGTGCAGTCATACTTGTGTCGTAGTAAGGAAATTCATCCGAATCTTGGACGTTCGGATTGTTGTTGAGCGTGTTCGTCAGCGGCTGCTTTCCCTTGACCGATTCCGAAACATCTTCCAGTGCCGCGCTTATTGTCGTTTCACTGGCGTCGTTTAGTGTGATGCTTTCCCCGGTAACTGTTACATTGCCGGAAGCGTCCGGGGATACGCCATTGACCGATACGACAGAGCCGGAACCGTTTAGCCCGTTGTATACGCTGAATGTGGTGTATTGCCCGTTGTCAAAGGTTATTTTGTATACATCGGTCGTACCCGCTGCGTGAGTGCCGGATTGCAGCGTGATTGACGCTATGCCGTTGCCGTTCGTCACGGTAAAGGTAGAGGTCGTATTGTCTGTCAGCGTGACCGTGTACGTGTCCACAAGCCCGCTCGTGCCGGTCTTGGCGATGGATTTTATGCTTGAGCCGTTTGTTACCGTGAACGTGGTGCTTGTGTTGTCGGAAAACTGTATTTTGTACGTGTCCACAAGCCCACTCGTGCCGGTCTTGGTCACGCTGGTAATGGCGCGCCCGTCTGTGCCCTTGTCGCCTTTCGCGCCTGTCGCGCCGCGCACTGAGGTAGTCGTAACAGTGGTTTCATCGGCCATGGTAAAGGTCAGCGTATAATCATCGTTTAGGGTGATGCTTCTTATGCCGCCGTGCCCATCAAGCGCCGTTGCAAGGTCTCGTACAAGCACTTGCCCGGTCAGTGACTTCGCCTGTCCTGACTGTTCCAGCACAAATAGGTCTGTTGTCGTTACTGCTGACGCACGTGGAAGCTCGCCTACGGTTTTATCCGCGATAAGTCATTCCTCCTTTTCTTTCAACTGTTCAAGGAGCAGCTTGACGTACACAAGCCGCTCAAAATTTGCCATGCCGTCTACGCGCAAGCCGTCAAGCACGGCGATTATCGCGTCTATCTTCTCATTCATCGGTCTGTACCTCGCTTGCATACTGCTGTCTGAGTGCGCCGCGAACTCCGCCGCTCGGCTCGTTGACGAGGTATTCAAACTTCGTGTAATGCTCAAATACTGTCTCTTCGCCGTTTGCCGCAACGTAGCGTATTTTCCCGGTTTTTTTCTCATCGCTGAATATGACTGCGCCCTCTGCAAAGGAAATGCCCGTCAGCGTGACAAAAAGCAGCCCCACCGTGGCGAGACCGCAAAAGCCGCAGTTGTATTCGCTGTTGTCCGCAAATATGATTTTGTCCATATTTCCTCCTTAAAACCATACCACAATATTTTTTGATGCTGCCATCCCCGATGAATTCGTATAGGTTATAGAATCCTTGTGCAGTATACTTCCGTATAAATACATCCAACTGCCCGCGCCTACGCTTGTTGCAGTCATCGCGCTTGCTACCGCCGCGCCGGAGAACACATCACCGGCGTAATATCCGTTTGCGACACCGCCGTTGAGATAGCCGTTCGTGTTCGCGGTCGATATGGTGCTGTAGCCAACCTGTGAACCCTCGATATATCCCGCGTTGCCGCCTACCTGTATTTGATTCGCGTACACGTTGCCGGTAAACGTGCCGCTTGTGGCGTATAAATCGCCGTTGCTGGTCACGCGGAATTTGCCGCCGCCAAGCGCTATGCCGTCCGTGCCGATGTATACGCCGTTCGTTGAGCCGTACAGCGACGACAGCGCATTGTATATCGCGTTGGAGCTGATGGTGAATCCGTTTGAGCCGTTGCCGATAAAGCCGCTTGTGGCAGTTATCTTTCCGGTAATATCGACGCCGTTTTTCGTGGCTTTGAATACCTGTTGTCCGTTGCTGGACAGTATAAAGCCGTCAGCGGTCAACGACCAGCCGAAGCTTTGATTATCGCCGCCCGTCTGCGTTACTCTCGCGGCAATTTCCGACGCGTGCAGCTCCAGCGTGGCGCGCATTTTCTCTTCGCCTTTTTCTCTCGCCAAGACCTCAGCAGCGATATTGTCGGCGTTCACGCGGAGGCTCGCACGGGTTTCTGAGAACTGCCGCGTCACCTTTCTGTCCGTCTGCGATTTATACGGGTATTCATGGTCAACGGCGTTATCCTGCGGGGCGGCTATGCGTGCCGCCATGAGCGTTGAAAACATCGTTTCTTTGGTGAAGATACCGCTGAATACGCCGTTTATGGTCACACCGTCGCCCAACTCCGCCGCAGGGTCGAGCTTTGCCCAATCCGTATCATACGGCTGATAACTGTAATTCTCGATACTCTCAAGTATATCCGTTGCCATCTGCGCCGTCGCCCACGGGCATGACAACTCAAGCACATTATCACCGTCTCCGGCTTCAACGCAGGTATCATCGTCGATATTGATAACGACCTTTGTGTATCTTGCAAACGCGGGGGTAGTCGTATATCCCGCCGCGCTGCGCCCGATATAAACGGAATCAGACAAGTATTCTGTCACCCCCGAACTTGATGGAATACCCGGCGTTGTCAACGAGATAACGTGTCTCTATGCCTATCTCGTTCAGACGGACGAGCCGGAGCTTGCCCGCGTCGGTCATGATGAAGTTCCCGGCGTACATACCGGCTATAAATCCCAATATCTCACGCAGACTATATCCCGCCGGGTACTCGACTATATAACCGCGCTGCATGATGTCCACCGTGCGGGAATCAACCTCCACGCCCATCAGCGCGGCAATAAAGCGCACGGTGTCAATATCGGTCTTTGGCCATGTGCCGATGTCGCCGGTCGTCGGAAAGTCCGTTTCCGCTTTCAGCATAGCGTCATAGCCGTGGAATACTATCTCATCTGTGCTCTCGCCGTCGCTTCTGGTGTCGATATAGTAAATGCCCTTGGGCATCCATTCGCTTTGCTTCTCGGCGTTGCAGACGCGCACATACGGCTTCATGGAGGACATTTTCGCAATCGTCGCTGTCGGCTTTATCATCGTCACGTCTATCTCCGCCGACACACAGCAGCCGACCGCGGGTTTATCGTCGGTGAACACGTGCTGAGTGGTCTTTACCTCTTTCAGCATATTTTCGCCGTAACCGCCGCTATCGCTGTCATAGTAAATGCGTGTGCCGCCGAACGTGATATAGTTCTTGCTCTCGTCTATGAGATAGAATTCGTCGCCGATGACCAAGCTTGTTTCAAACCAATGGTCTCCGGCGATTATTTCTTTATACAGTGCGCTCGTTGTCTGCATGGTTATCTCTCCACAAGCGCAAACGCGTCAATTATCCAGCGGTCTTTCCCGTCGCCGAATGAGGTATCTACCGTTGCGCTGCCGGTGCTGCAATACATCGTTGTATACTGCACGCCCCCGAGGTACGGGTTTTCGTATACCACGCTGACATATTCGGGCATCAGCGCGGGAAGCACGACGTATGCATCCTCTGTGTACAGCGGCAGAACCGTCGCGTCAACGCGAAATTTTGTCGTTACGCGTGCCCGGTGCATAGTGCCGTCCATCGTGCGCCCTGCGTCCGGGCTGTCGCTGTCCTCGCGCGTGATTTTATACCTGCCGCCCTCGAGATAGGGAAGCATATCCACGCCGTTTACTATAAGCTTCATTTGCCACGCCCCCTGTTTCTCTCTTCGGTATAGTTGTACACGGCCTCGCCGACTTTACGTTTGTCCAGCTCAACGGTAGTCCGTACCTCAATGGGTCTGTTGTTGCCGTTCAGCCGGTCGAGCAGCGCGTCAAGCTTGCTTTCAAGCTCCGGGGATATACCGCCGTAGCCGCTGGAAGAGAACGCATTAGGCGGCACGACAAAGCCGCCAGCGACAGCGGGCATTCGCATATTCAGCCCGGCGAACTTATCCGTCATGCGGTCAAACATGATGTCGGCAAGCTCATTTGCCACCATCGTCACCCATTGGGTGTTTCTCTCAAGGGGTACAATAGCCTCTTTCCCGGATTCTCCCGCTCCGATGAGCGTTGCGCCGTCAACAATGCCGCCTCTCGCATACCACGCGACACTCAGATGTGGTATTTTCGTCAGTCCGAAAAACTGAGCAAGTGCGCCTGCGTCCTGCCACTGTACCTGTATATGCGGCAGTCGTAGTTGCGGCAATTGGAATTGGAAGTTAAACATATTCTTGATCCGCTCAACTATCCCACTCAATGCGCTCCTCATGTTCTCGAATTTGTTAACAAGCGCGTCCTTGACGGAAGCAGCTTTGTTTATAAGTCCATCAAGAACAGACTTTACAGCAGCAATTTTCGTACTCAAGCCAGTTTTTATGCTGTCCCACTTTGCGGCGGTGTCTTTCTTTATGTCACTCCACTTCGCGGCTATACCGTCTCCGATTTCCTTGAGCTTTTCAAGTATTTTATCCCCGCCCTCTTTGAGCGTTGCGCCGACATCGCTTAAATCTACATTTTTTGCGACGAGCATAAGCCCAATTCCGATTGTCGCGCCTAATACAGCACCTAACGGCCCGCCAATTGCAAAACCTATCGCGCCGCCAACAAGACCGCCGAGGAACACAAGTATCTTTTCCAAGAGATTCATACTCGACCACGTGTTCATAGCTTCAACTCCAACGTCACGCACAGCAAGTGCAAGCGCGACACCAACTGTCGCGCCGATTGCCGCGCCCGCAACACCGCCGAGAGAAAAGCCGATTAGACCGCCCGCAACTCCCATAAGCAGCAATAGTAAGCTTTTGAATATCTCGTTCGCACTTAATTTGCCGTCATGGTCAAAGATAAGAGAATCGGCAACAAGACCAATAGCTAAACCGGCAAGGGTGCCAACAATAGCACCGGGTACGCCGCCAATCATAAAGCCCATCACACCACCGGCAAGCCCGGCAAGTCCGGCAATAATCTTCTCGGCGATTTGTTCGCCGGTAAGGTCGTTCCAGTCGAGAAAAACATCTTTGAACGAAAGAGCAAGCTTGCCAGCGAAAGAATCCATGTTGACGGCTTCTTCCACCCAATCAAAAGCATCGCCAGCGCTGCCGCCCCCTCCACCGCCGCCGCTGCCGGTATTGGTATCGTTCATTACGTTCAGCGTATCAATGCCCATGAGCTGCTTTTTCGCCTCCTTGGCATTGTCCGCTGCTCCTCCGAGGTTAGATGATAGCTTGCCCGTGTTCGCTATGGCTTTCTTTAACGTGCCTTTCCCGCTCAACACCGCGAAAAACTGTGCTATGGCATTTACCGCCGTTGTGAGCCAACCTATGAGCGTTTTAAGCACAGGTAGCACTGCGGTCAGAATTGGTGCAAATGCAGCGCCCCATGAGGCTTTCAGCCCGGCAAGCGAGGCTTTGAGGCTGTCAATATTGGCTTTCGTCTCCGGGTCGTTTTCGGCAAATGCCTTTACCGCCTCAATGGTGTATTGTTTCAGTTTGCGGAACAGCACATATAGCGTACGGATACCGATACCGTACTTGAGTATGCTTTTCACGCCGCCCTGTATGGCAGCCCTCGCGCCCTCCATAGCGGCCTTGATATCCGCGCCTTTAGCAGCGTCGGTTATCTGCTTCGTCAGCTCACCGGCGCGTGTCTGTGCTTTTTCCAGCTCTGCCGTCTGATCTTTAAGGCTCGTGAGTATTTTAGTGTCGGCGGCTTCAAGCTTCTGCGCCTCCTGCTCCTTGGCTTGCATGATTTTTTCTTGCGCTGCAAGCTCAGTTTTTATTTCCGACTGCCGTTGCAGCTCAGCATAAAATGTGTCGGGGTCTGTTATTCCCTCCGGGCTGGTTTTGTACTCACTCTCCGCAAGAGCCGCTTTCAGCTCTTCCACACGCGCATACGCTTTAACTGCCGCGTCCTGCGCCTCTTTCAACTGCTCGACAATAGGTGTGCGGGAACTCTCCGCCTTGGCTATACTGTCTTTCAGCTTGCCGATTTTGCTCTCAAGCTTATTTAATTCCTTGGCGGCTTGGCTATCGTCAATTTCCACCGGGAATCTCAATTCAGTTGCCATTTATCCGCCTCCTGTCCATTTCTTCAACATTTCTTCATCTTCCGCCGTGTATTTTTGCGGAAGATTTACGATTTCTCGATTCTGCCTCAACCATTCGCGTTCATACTTCTCAAGCTTCTTACCCTTTGCCATCTTTGAGCGGATGTTCACAATTTGCGAAAACGCGCAGTCCCCGCCGATCTCCATGTATGCGCCCATGAACGTCCACCAGTGGAGATATTCAGCTGACCGGCATTCGTAGCCGAGAACACGATTTACCGGCGCGATGATGTACGGGAAATCTTTTTCCCAATCCACCAGACGTGCAGTTTTCTTTCCGTGCGGCTGCCCGAGGTCGATAAACCAAAAGCATTTTTCAAGCGCCTCCGAGCAGTCCGTCAGCTTTTCCCACTCAGGAAAAATCGTCTCTATTGTCGCTTCCGCCTTGTCAGCGTCGGAGAAATCCGGATCATTCAAGACCTCTATAAGTTCGAGTATGACCCTGTAATCCGTGCGTATGGCATGGTCAACGCCGCCCACGTTGAGCGACATAGGCAATGAATAAATCATTTTTTGAATTTAGCGAGATACTTTTGCAGTTTCGGATTCGTGGCTTTCTTCTCCGCCGTGAATGTATCTTCCATATTCTCTATGAGGCAAAGCATGAGGTTACACCATACCGGCAGACCTCCCGCCATCGCATAGACGTTCATCCGGCCGTAGAGCGGCGTACACACGTCAAAATCAAAAAGACCGTTAATCAGCCCGCGCATATCCGCGTCCATCGCGCGGGCAGTTGCAAACACGGTCTTTGCGTCGGATTCGTTTTTGAGCGCCGCTTGATATTTTTCCTGCTGCTTGTCCATAGCGTCGAACGCATTAAAAACGCGCTCCACAAAATCTATATCGGTAAGGTTAAGCCATACCGAAACTTTATTGTTAAGCGATATCTCCTGTACGCCGTCATCGGGCATAAACACAAGTTTTTCCGCCATAATTTCCTCCTTAAAAAGTAAAGGGCGCGTATTACCGCGCCCCTGTTGATTAGACTGTCGCTGCCGTGAACTCTATCGAGCCGTCAGACTTCTTCGCTGCGCTGCCGATAGTGCGCTTGCCGCCGTATGTAACAGTAATAGGCATACCGACGCTGCCGCCGCCCTCGCCGCCGAGACCTGTTACCTCGACCATGCAGGCTTCATAGCGTTCGGCAAAGCCCGCGTAAGTGTGGACAATAAGCATGTCCTGCGCCGCGAGCGCCATAGCGTCCTGATCGACAACTGCCATCTTCCATATCTTCTGCTGCGCGGTGTCGCCGCTGTCCAGCTCGCACGGTTCAAAGCTCTGCGTAATAACAGGCTTCTTCATCGTGCCGTAGGTGTTGCCGAGAATGTCTTTCTTACTCTCGGTAGACCAGTCGTATTCCTCGGAGCTGTCTTCAACGCGCTTGCCGATAACCGACCACACGGGGGCAGTGCTCGTGCCGGTGTTGAGGTACGCAAGCAGCAGTTCGCGCGCTACGGTCTGACCCGCAGTAGTGGTAAATGTGTATTCCGCCATTAAATCACCTCGTAAGTTAAAGTTAAAAGGATCTGATGATCCTCAACATCGCCCTCATAGCGGGCGAATAATGCCGCCGCCGTGTCTCGCTTGACCTTTTTCACGGTTATGCCGTCAGCTATGGTCAGACTGCCGCTGTTCGCTTCTGCCCATGCGCCGTATTTGTCCAGCACCTCATCCGCCGTCATGCGCTCGTCGGCGTTCTTTGCCGTCGTGCGGTATATGATTTTCATCTGATACTGCGCCTGATATGTTCCGTCTATAAACTGCTTGGTCTTGTACGCCGCCTGTATGGTGGATATACAAAGACCGCTGCTATCGCCCAACCATTCAAAGTCAAGCTTAGTCAGCGGTTTATCCGGGTACATATTCAGCCATTTCCGCACTGCGCGGCTCACATCTGCGTTTTCCTCCGCAGATACTAGGGTTTTGGGTTTTTGTTTATCGTCCAAGGTAGTACTTCACCGCCTTTTCTCCGACAGTTGCCCATTTCTCAGCGTTCTGTTCATAAGATGCTTCCATCCAGTGAGCTTGTGCGTTCGGGTGCATATCTGTCGTGAAAACAAGGTCTTTTTCCGTCGCGTGGAGCTTTGCGCCCTTGCGATGCCGCCAGCCTACATCTTTGATGTAAACAGCGTGCCGTCCAAGCTCATCGACCATGACTTTGCCCTCATAGAGATAACGCGCTTGGTCGCCGGTGTATACAACCTCGTTTTTATCCACGCGCGCGAGGTTGGAAAACGCGCCTGTGAGCGCCGGAACAAACGGGCGCGTATCTTTCAGCACTTGCACCGCAAGCGCCGTCTCAGCCTGTTTGCAAGCCTTGTGGAACTCCGTGCCGGATATGGTCTTGACGTGGAGGATAATTTTCATTTTCCGCCCACCTGCCAATGCCGCATATCTCCGCCGAAGTCGCGCACGTCAACGCTGCTCACGTCGTAAACATAGTCGTATTCCTCTTTCAGCCGCGCAAGGCTCATCGCGTCGGTTATCTCGCCTTTGGCAAAATACGTTGAGGTCGAGCTGCTTTGTCCGCCGCTGTCCAGCGTCCATAGCTCGCTCTTGTTCTCCGCGCGGTAAAACTCCTTGGGGTCTGCGTATGTTTTCGCGTCGCCGGTGCTGCTCTCCGCCGTGGCGGTGAATGGGATATACAGCGTTGCCGTGTCTGCATCGGTCAAGCCGGTTTTCGCTATATTTGTTCCTTTGGATATATCGAGCAGTACGCCGCGCAGAATCGTGACGTAATAGAGCGTTTCCAGCGTGTCGGGGTTTTCCCACATATTAAAAACAGTCACAGTGTGCGGGAACACAGCACCCACCTCCCCGATATAGAAGCCCGGTGTGCCCGAGATACTGCATTGCAATACCGGCAAGCGTCTCTCGCGCTGCCGCCGCCGTCTCCGTGCCGCTCTTGTATGTCTTGCTCCAAGCGCCCACAGTCTGACTTTGCAGTTCGCCGCCGCTCATGCTCTGCACTTGGGCGTTCTCAATAATTTGATACTGTTCCGCCAGCGCGCAGCAGCACATTTTAAGCTCGTCGCCGGTGTACGTCTTAGCCTTGCCGCGCGTGTAATAATCGAGAAAGGAGCTTGCCCGCGTTGCTGCACGGGCAAACTCCTCTTCGGTTAGTGCGCTACCGAGATAGGTGGTCGTGTAATATGTGTAATCAGCATACATCACGCTCACCCCCGGTTATCAAGAGACGGTGACAGCCGCCGTGCCGGTCTTAGTGCCGTCCTGCTTGGAGGTTGCAGTAACGGTCAGTGCAGTGTTGGTCTCGTTGGAGGCGATGGTCAGATTGCCGTTTTCGTCAATCTTAGTACCTGCCTTAACGGCAGAGCTGCCCGCAACGCTCCACAGCACGCCGTTAGATACGGCACCCTCACCTGCGACAGCCGCAGTAAACACCTTGCTTGCGCCCTTAGCGACGGAAGCAGTCGCCGGGTCAACCGTAACAGTGCTGACAGTACCGGCGGGTGCGTAAACCGCAAACGGGCAGGGATTGGCGATGTTGTCGTTGTATGCGGTCTTGGGATTGGGTATCTCCCAGCCGAGACGCATAACGGCGCGCAGCGCTACCATGTCGTTCTGCATGAGGTTGTACACAATGGAGTTATCGGACGGGTCTTGCACAACGCCCTGATCAAAAATCTTGAACGTGATGTCCTGTCGGATGGAGTATACCAGCTCCGACCAGTCACCGGCAAACATAAGCGCCTTGGCAGTGTCAAAAGCGCCGTTGCGCGGGAAGTACATAGGAGAGCCGTCCAGCGCGTAAGGCGTCGCGCCCTGCATATCGGTCTTGAAGAGCGGAACGCCGTTCAGGTCTTTCAGACCGCGCAGCTTGGCGCGCATCTGGATTGCGGACATAATACCGTTGACGAGATAGCCGCTCTCTTCAACCTTGGCGATAACGCCGCCCTCCGCCATGATATCGTCATAGATATAGGGAGTTGCCGCAACGACAGAACCAGCTTTCTTGCAAGTCTCAAGGACGCTATCGCGCCAAGAGGTGGGCTTGTTCGTGCCGAACAGGATAGCGCTGTCAATAACCTTGCCGAATGCCTCAACAAGGCGCGGGCGAACCTCACCCCAGATGTCGTAATCCGCATCGTCAAGGACGGCTTCAGGGATAGGCACGATAACAGCTATCTCCTCGGCGTAGATTTTCTTCTTATCCCACTTCATCTTGGTGGTCTGCTTCATGCCGGTGTCGCCGTTAACAAAATACGCAGTGGGGAGCATATCCAGCACGTTCATGGTCTGGGTCTTGCTGGTCATGTTGGGCAGTCTGCGCCCCATCTGGAGGACGGCGCTACCCTCGGTCACGCCCTGTATGATCTCGCGCGTGACAGGCTCGGGGATAAGCCCCGAAAGGTCAGTTCTGTTGATAATGTTAGTAGACAATGTTTATACCTCGTTCATCTAAATTTACCCCTTATAAGGGCATTCATCGCGTCGTTCGTGCCGCTCGCACTCGCGGCGCTGCCGCCAACGTGCGCGGACATATCCACGCGCACACTTGTGGGCTTTCTTTCCTTGAGAAAAGCGTCTGCCGCTTTCTCAAAGCTCACTGTATCGGTTACTTTCTGCCCGATTTTGAAACAGTAAAATTCCAGCTCGTCAGCGCTCACGCCCTTTGAGGTCAGATACTTTTCCCTCTCATACTGTGTGATTTTCGCCTCTGCGGCAAGGCGCGCCGTCTTTTCGGTGTCGCGCTCTTTCTCAATGTCCTTGAGCTTGTCCGCTTCGCTCTGCTGATTCGCTTTCCAAGCGTTATATGCTTTCAGCTCGTCCTCGCTCGGCATACCGCGCGTGGCTCTTGCAAGCCTCTTCGCAACAATGGTATCGACCTCCGCTTGTGTAAAGGTCTGTTCGCTCCCGGCAGCGCCGGTGTTGGTATTGACATTTTCTTCTGCCATAAATAAACCTCCGTTTACCGCCCGTCGGCGTATTCCGTTTTATGCCCGTCGGCATATCAAAAAGTGGCTATCGCATTTCTGCAATAACCACTGGATGAAACTATTTCAGCGCTTTCAACAGCGCTTTTGCCTCATCCGCGCCAAATTCCGGGATATTCCCGCGTTCTAGCTGCTCCCGTAATCCTGCCGCCTTGCTGAATGCATGGTATTCTTCATTCAGTCGCTTATAGCGTGCTGCAAGGCTTGTGTATTCCTCGTCGTCGCCGTGCGCCTTGGCGGCTATCGCCTCGCGCTTGACCTTGCGCAGCGCGGTTTCAATCTGCCGCTGCTTCTGCGTCGCTTCGTACATGGTGTACTTCTTGCCCTCAAACTCAACAGGCGGCGGGTCGAGGTTTTCAAGCTCCTCGTCGGTGTACGTGCGTTCCGTAACGCCCTCGACAAAGGGGAAATAAGTGTGCCGACAGTTAACGCCGCATAAGCCGTCTACCTGCTCAAGCCCGCACACTTCGTATATCGACGGGTATTTATCCTTTTCCCGTATGCTGTATACGCGCCCCTGCCACTTCTTGTGGTTGCTCCACGGATTAGGGTAATCCTTATCACGCGCGCCCCTGTGCGCTGATACTTCGCGGTATGGCGTGTCCAGCAGTTCAGCGCTTCGGTCGCTGTACCGGCGCGACATCTGCGTTACGCCCGTCATAACAGCACGGCGCGCTGCCACGTCAACGCGGTTATGCCAGCCGGAAGCATACTCTATATACTGCACTCCGCTGTCTGTGAGCTGCTTTGTTGCCTCTCTGATAGCCACGTTATAGCTGATACCGCTCTGCACTTTCATAAGCGCATCGTCAAGTACGCGCTCATATGCGCCGTCAAGGTCAAGCATCTGCACACGTCCGGCGACGCGCACAGCAAAGCCCATTGTGCGCGTTATATTGCGAAGCTCGCCGCTTGTCTGCGCGGCTATGGCGGCTATCGTCTGGTCGAATGCCTCACGGTCAAAGCCGGTCGTATCTGTCACGATGGCATTAAAATAACGCTGATTCTCGTCCAGTGCGGCGCTCCAAGCCCTGGAGAACTCCGCATCGGTGAGCTTCAGCGTTTTCTTGATGTATTTGTTGATGTTGTCGAGGTCATAGCCGTTCTTCAACAGCTGCTTAATGTGTAAAACCGTCGTTGCCGTCGCCGTCTCGTTATACTTGAACCGGCTGCATATATCGGCTATGAGGTAATCGGCGAGCCGTTCATAAAGAACAACAATAGCTTCCGGAAGCTCCTGCATGAACTCCGGCGTAATTGGATATTTCATTCATTCTCGCCTGATACAAGGCTTTCCATCTGCGGCAATGCCGACTTTGCGGTCGCTTCGTCCTCGTTCATCCATTTAGCTCTAAATTCCCACGTGTGCATAATTCCCATCTGCACCATGCGTGAATCACGGGAAAAATCCGTTTCTTTGTCCTCTATAATGCTGTCGTCAAAGTCTATCGTGATTTCAACATCTTCATCCAACCCCGCTTTCATATAAGCGTTGCCCATGCGGAGGAGGATTCGGCACAGCTCAATAAGCACATCCTCAAGGATGATTTCATGCTTCTTTATCGTGCGGAACATTTCGCTGTTCTCGCTGATGATCTGTGTGGCCGTGCTGACGCTGCCGTTATCGTATTTGTAATGATTCTCGCCAAATCCGCATTTGCTTGACAGCAGATTCAACATATCCTGTATACCGGCGTTATGCTCTGCCGTGCGCAGGTTCATGTTTATCTCTTTGACAATGTCGCCGGGCTGACCGTCCTCCGGGAGCACATAAAAAACAACGTCGTTTGTGTCAAACAGCGGTTCGCCCGTGTGGAAATTCGTTGTAGCCTGCGGCTTGAGCATTACGCGCTTCTTGCCGAGTTGGAACTCATTAACGTAACTGTCGAAGGTCACATCAACGCCCTTGAGCTGGTCTATGGCGTTTGCAAACACCGCTATGCCCATCGGTAGCGTAGGGTCAACATTATTTGCAATGTTCAGCCGGTCAATAACAAACGTCCGCTCTGTAAAAGGCGTGTGCACAACAGGCGGGATTCTCTCAAATCCCGGAACATCCGCAAGATTGACTTCTGACAAGCTGCCTTTTGTGTCTCTATACAGCAGGTTTTCTATGTCATACGTGCCGCGCTCGCCGCGCCTGTGAATGCAGATATAAAGGTACGTGTCTTTCTTGACGGCTTTATGACTGCCAAACGCGCACTCTGTAACAATGCCGTTTTCCCATGTAAGCGGCAAAATCAAATCAGCCGGAACGTAATCAATGCGTATCTCTCCGTCCGTGCCGGTCACTGCGCCGGTCTGGCCGTCAACCTGTACATTGGAGACCGTCGGCACGTATGCGGTCGTACCTCGCGCGGCTTTCAGCTCCTGCATTTCGTTTATCTTGACGGCGAAATTGTTTCGCTTGAATACGTCGTCAACAAACGCCTGTTCTTTCTCGCCCTCAAGAGTTATTTTCACCTTTTCGTTCATGAGCAGGTTCGCCCAATCCTCACAGACTTTCTTCGCCATGCCGAGCGAGTACAGGCGGCAGGGTACAGACTTCATACCGTTCCACACCTTATAGCGGTGGAACGTCTTAACGTAGCCGTCATACCAGCTTTTCCAGTTCTCTATGTACGTATAAAAACTCTCGGGCACAGTGGTATATCCCCGCGCCCGCAACACTTCGTATATGTTCATTTATGCTTTTACTCCGTAAGTTCTGTATATAGGCTCGCAGCAATAGCGCATTGCGTCTATCGCATGGTTATTCTTGTCTGGATAGCCGCTGATAATATCGCCGTCTTTGTTGCGCTCATATTCATAACTGATTAATTCCTTGTATGCATTCGGCGTTCTCCGCTTGTCTACAACGATTTTTCGCCGTTGTAGCCACTTCATTGAGTATTCCACGCTCCCCGCGCCCTTTATCGCCGCGCGCGCGGTAATGCCGCTTGCGCGATAGTCCGCTATGCTCTTCGGTTCGGCGCTGTCGCACGTGACCGGGAAATCGTTGTAGCCCTTTTCTCTTATCCATGCCGCGGTATCTTCGTTGCTTGCCTTGTGCACATAATGCTCATCAAGCAAGTACAGTGTTTCGCGCGCAACGTCGTAATGCATACGGACAAAGCAGTAAGCGTCCGGGAAGTAGCCCCAGTCTGTGCCTTGATATATCCGGTCAAAGCTCTTTATCTCTTCGTCAGATATATCGCGCGCTTCCAGCTTTTCAAACACATTGCCACCCGTTCCCACAGGCTCGCCGAGGTATTCATGCCGGTATGCTCGCTCGTCGGTCTTTTTCAGCCATTCCGCTTCATTTATAAACTCTTCTCCAAGCCATTCGCGCGGAACGTCAAGATACGTCGATTTGTGGCATAGCCTGTTTTCGCGTTCCTCTAAGCTGTCGAGATTTGCCCAATTATCCCGCGTTATCGGCGGGTTATAGCTCTCAAAATTCCAAAACAGGGAGCCGCCGCGCATGGTGGATTGCAGAATCGTTCGTATCTCCTTACGCCCGGAAAACTGGTCTTTCTCTTCAAAGTGCGTAACGGCAATATACCCAAACGGCACTTTGATAGACTTGATTTTCATAGGGTCGTCCGCGCCGCGAAATAGTATCTTCTGCCCGGTCGGGACGTATATAAGCTCCATCGGGCTGACGCGCGCTATCCAGTAATCCGCCATGCCCAGCTCATCAATTGCCCATACGTATTGAGCAAACACACTATCTCTGAGCGTATTTGCAACTTTGCGCAGCACAACCGCGTGTGTGTCCGGGTGCGTTATCAATATCTGCGGAACGAGCAAAGAAATAGCAGAGGATTTCGTACTTCCTCTGCCTCCGCTGCAATCATAATGTGTATGCCCATGCCGCATTACGTCTTTCGCAAAACCGTAAAAGCTCGGCGCTATAAGGTCGGACATCTTTTTTCTTTCCGTCAGATGTTCCATTCGATAACAACGCCTTTCCCGCCGCTGGTTTCTTCCTTTTTCGTGTCGCTCTGGTCAAGGTAGTTTTTCCCCAGCCATATCAACATCTGCACATTGCCGCTCTTCGCGGCCTGTATCTGCCAATGGCGGATATTAACGCCTAAAATCTCGCGCCCTTTGTCGTAAGCCTCTTTTACGTCCTTGCGTCCGAACAGCGTAGCGCGATTAAAGCCAAGCGCTGCTGCTATTTCCTTTGCCGAGCATCCTTCCGATGCAAGTTCAACAACATCTTCTAGGTCTATATCAATTTTAGGCCGCCCACGGCCTCGCTTCTCTTCCACGTTGCCCTCCTCCCGCCCGTTTGCCCGTTAGGCGGAGCTTGCTCTAGCGCGCATTGCCGACTGTATGCGGTTGCTCGCCGCACGACGCGCCCCCGCGCCGGATATACCGGTTATGCGGTTAACTCTGCGTCTAAGGTTCACTCTCTCACCTCCAATCTATGGCGCTGTCTTGATTTCACTAGCATTTATGGCATAAAAAAACCGCCATTTCTGGCGGTTCGTGTTATTCAAGTTTTAGTCCATCGCGCGGTCGATATATTCTTTGTCAAAAGGTCTCGTCTGCGCAAATTCAAGGTCTGGTGTCTTTATAGATTTGCGATAGGCTTTCGCCATTTCGCGCCCGTCAATGTATTTCAGTTCCGGGTCTATCCCGATTTTCTCCAAAAATTCATTCCGCTGCTCCCGGCTCGTGAAGCACACGCAAAACCAGTATTCCGTGTCGCACATATCGCGGAAACGGCTGTTTTCCTGCTTCATCCGCTCCCGGAAACTCTTTTCAATGTCGCCAACGGCTTCAAGACCCTCGGCTTCTAGATTTTCCAAACTGTCTTCTGCTACCGGCTCAACCTCCGGCTCTTTCGGTGTCTGTCTGTCCCAATAGCCCATCGCGTTCGCCCCTCCTGTATAATTCTAGCTCCGCCAGCGGATACCATTCAATTATCCGCGCGTAATCGGCGGGAAAATGCTCTTTAATTGGCTTCAAAAAACGGTAGTCCAAGCCGTCAAACGTGCGCCCAAACAGCTTGTAATCAACCGGCAGCTTCACGCCGGATTCATCCAGCGCCGCTAAAACATCAGCTTTTTTCCAGTCATACACCGGGTAAAACCGCTTCTGGTTGTGGTTTATAGCTCCGTGCGTCTTGATTCCGATTCTGCGCATGGGGCTGTCCGCCATTCTCACGCCAACGCCTGTGTATGCTCCAGCGGGCAGATTCCCCGCTTGCCGGATAAGTTCGCCGATCATGCCGTCGTCATATTCGTCGCCCGGAAGCTCCATAGTTTTCAGCTTCGCGTAGTGCTCCGGCGGCTGGAATACAAGCGCATTCATCATCCGGTAAAAGCTCCGGTGCTCTAGGCGGTAGATGTGCGTCTGGAAAAAGTCCTCATAGTATTTCAGACTTTTTTCGACAAACTCAAGCCCCGGCACCGTGTAGCAGTAATACGGGATGATGTGCTTAAAATACTTGCGCATTTGCAGCCACGCGCAGATACTGTCCTTGCCCGTCGAAAACGCGACAATAGCAGTATCGCACTCCGCCGCCATCTGCTCACACAGCTCGGCGCTGTTGGAGTAGCCCAGTCTGTCATACATCCGCTTCGTCCTCCTTCCTCATCCGCTCATCAACCGCATTGTTGATGTAGCTGTTTACACTCTCCCCGGCGCGGTCTGCCGCCGCTTTGATTTTGCCTTTTTTCCCGCGCGGCACAAACACGGATATCCGCTCTATTGTTTGCGCCTCATAGCGCTTGTTTGCTGCCGCCCGCGCTGGAGTATAGCCGGGATAGTTCTTTTTCTTTTCCACGCGCCCCCTCCTTTCCGGCGACTATTATACAATAGTCGCATACATTGCGCAATGTACAAAATAGACAAAATTCGATGTGATATCTTGCGCAATGTACCAATTGATTTTTTCTGCCATTTTTGCTATATTATAATCACAATCACAAAAAAAGAAAAGGGGAAAAACCATGATAATAGTTAATACCACTGACAACACAAAAGTTGATGTTACCCTGCACCTCTGGCGCGGCGGTTGGGATGCTGGCTTTGAGCCGGATGTCCTGCAAGACCTCGCATCCGACGACCTCAACCCCCGCCCCCATGACGATGATGGATACCCCATGATGAGCGCAGATGATCTGCGCGCGTTTGTTGACTGGTGGGGAGCCGAGGTTGGCCGCTCCAACTCCGGCCGTGACGGTGACGGCCTTTGCGGCTTGACTGAGGCCGAGATCGCCCGCGGCGACGAGTGGATGCTCTCAGTTGAGTGAGAGCATCCAGAAAGGAGATAACAAAAAAATGCAAATAATATCAGCTTGGGGATATCCCACTAATCCCCATTATAATCCCGACAAGTCCAATAACGGTGGCGGCTATTGGCAGTACAGCGGAGGGGCGGTAATCGCCCACAACGGCGAGATGATCGTTGTGGAGTTAGAGGATAACTCCATAGGCGATTTTGGCTCTCGGTGGAGCTTCGATGTCTCTGCGCCCGGCTATTGCTGGCGTGCCGTCTGCGGCGACGCGGACGACGCAAGCATAGATGACCCGGAGACCATCGACGGCGTCTGCACGTCTATTGAGGGCGTGCTGGGGCTTGACATTATAGATCTCATCTATAATGTCGCCCCGATAATCGATGAGTGCGCCCGCCGCCAGTGGCAGGCGCTGAACATTTGACAAAACCTCTTGACAACCCGGAGAGTCTGTGGTATCTTATAAGCGTCAGGGCGGCGGTGTGCCGCCCTGTGGATTGAAATAATTCAAAGCAAAGGTCGGGGATTCCCCGGCTTTTACTTTTATTTTATTGCCTTAGTCTCTTACCCATAGCCCCCTCCTCTGCTTATGGTGTCCCGCGCTTCTCAGCTTCTCCTACTTTCGGGCGGCGGAAAAGGAGGCAAAACCGCCGCCCGCATGACAAAGAGCAACTGTCCACGCCCGCCATCGCGCCAGATACCGCCTACCTATGTACCCCGCGCAGGGGCGCAGGGCTTCGGCGATATGGGCGATATGCAACGCACAAAGAGAGCGCCGTTTCCTTCCGGCGCTCTCTGAGCGTACACATTATACCACTTGACTTTGGCTTTTTAGGCTAAACTTTCACAGCAGTCCAAAATTTCTTGCTGTTTGCTCGATAAACCTGTTATGCCAGTTCTTTGCCGTGCCATAGCTGACATTGCACGCCATCGCCGCGCCTTGCAGCGTATGCGTCTTGCTGAAAAACACCATGTCTATCAGCCTCATGCGCTCTTCGCCGTCGCGGCACGTCCGCAATGTGGTCTGTATGGTTTTCTCAACGGCGTTGTACTCTTTCATCTCAATCGGCGGAAGCTCGCATAATGCGGTATCTTCCGACGTGCGGTGTACCTCCGAGCCATGCCCTGCCGCGCTGTATGCCGGGGTTATGCTCTGCGCCCGCAGCGCCTTCAGGTCGTCGCAGTGCGCCGGGTACGCGCGGATGATGGCTTTTGCAAAGCCCCACCACTTATAGCGCGGCTTACTCATGCGCCGCCTCCCATGATATAACCACTCTCCGCATTGCCGCCGTCGTAAGCAGCGCATATGCCGCGTTGAATGCGTCCTGTGCCGTGGTGTCCGAGAATACCAACGTGCCGCTTTCCGGCACTTCTGCCCCCCCCTGTGGCTTCTGCGCGGGCTTTTCGTCTGTCTCCGGCGCGGCTTCCTGCTCTGCTTCCGTCGCGCCGTTTACCCATGCCCAGAACGCGGCGTTTCTGCCCTCACCGTGCGCGCCCCCGCGCTCGAAGCTTATGCCTAACTGCTCCCGGCATAAGTTGCTGAGCGTCCATGTGCTTACGCCCAGCATTTCCGCAATTGCAATCTGCTGAGGGTCGAACTTTTCTATGAGGGAATTAATATACTCACGCTTGATGTCGTCCGGCATCCGCTTGAACTGCGTCCACTTCATAGGGCTGTTGAGGTTATAGCTCTGCACTTCGCCGTTCATTTTGTCACGCTCCTTTTTCGTCATGTAATCTGACGGCATTTTGACCCTGCCGCCCTTTCCTGCGTGGGAGAGCCGATTGAAGCTCCCCCGCGCCGTGCGCTTCTTCTCTGCGCATTCAGTCCGAAATATGTATTCCTCGTCGGTCATTTCCGGCCTCCGAATACGTTGTCATAGCAGGGATAACACATATCCTTTTCTTCGTGAGCAGTTCTGTAAGAATACGTGCTTGCGCACCCCTCCGCACACCGGCTTGTCGCTTCGATATGCATATATCCCTTGCCCGCTTTGATTTCCTTGCCGCACTTATCGCAAAATACCTTCTTCATGTTCATACCTCCTGTATAAGAATCCCGTACTTAACCGCCATAAGCTTTTTCTTGAGCTGATACACCGCCGTTTTCACGCCTTTCGCGTCCTCTACGATCTCTTCGCCGTCGCGCTTATACACGAAGTCTGCAATGTAATAGGTCGAGCGTATTGTCTTGCCGCCTATCCGCTGCGTTGGTATCAGCTCATACGGCACTTGCAGCCGCAGATCTGTTATAACACCGCTCTGTTCCAAGCTCCGCAGAACAATGTACCTCTCCGCCTCGTGGCGGCTGTCGAACGTCTTGCCGCATACCGTTGTCTTCTGATTGTGATATTTACTCATGTTCGCACCTTATGTCCATCATCTCAGGCTTTTTCTCTTCCGTCCATGCGAGGCAAACCAGATTCCATATTGCAGATATCAGATGATCCTCGTCGTCCCACCCGTCCATGTACTTCGATATGTGCCGCTTTGCACTGTCGATGTATGAGTGCGCCGGAATGCCCTTTTGCCAGTTATTTTCCCCGTATTTCAGCGCCCCTCGCTCAAAGTGCTTTGCAAGCCGCATCTCAACACAAGCCGGGATGAGGTCGAATCTGCCTTTCCCCTCGTGCATGTCGCGCACAGCGCCCGTTGTAAACTCTGTGCGGTCTCCGCTGTCTTTAATATCCATGTATTTTCCTCCTATAAACCGTGCCGTTTGTCATACGGTACAAATCTGCCGCCGGCATAACGCGCAAGCTCACGGTCAATACACGCTTTGTAATATGTGTTCTCGCGGTCGTCCTTGCCGTCGCTCTCGCGCAGCTCATCGTATTCGATGTATGCCGCCGAGAACATCTTCTCGAACTCCGCCAGTCTCTTTTCTCCGTACCCCAAGCGGCCTAAAGTAATCTGGATGATGTCGCAGCAGAACGCCTGTTCGTTTACTCTGGCTGCTCTGACCCAGCGTTTTCTTTCTTCCTCTTGGCGCTGCAAGAAGTTCTTGCCCAACGTTGACGCTCCTTTCCGCGTTCTTCAGCTTGTTTCAAGGCAGAGAACACCATCACATAAATATCAGCCGAGAGATCGTCCGTAACCGGGATAAGCGGCGCTATGAAATTCCAACAGTCCATATAGGTCAGACTACTCATTCCACAGTCTCCTTTGGCGCGGCAGGGAGCGGTGCCCAATGCGTAACGGCGCAGTCCACCGGATTATTGTATACATCGTCCGGGGTAAACTGCCGGTTTTCCCACCAACCTTTTGGAATATAGTAGTCGTCGTTTTCTTCGCTGTATGTTCCATAGCTGCCTAATTCATACCAGTTCCAGATGCTGTCTTGCGTCAGCATGGTTCCGTCCTCGTAAATCACGGGGCAGATGAAGCGGTAGCCGTTCCGCGCACATACCGCTAAAACTTCAATTTCCGCGTCCGGCAACTCGTCCTTGACACTTATCCAGTTCTCCGGCTCGACGGCAGCCATGCTCGTGATGTCCTGTATCACGTCCTCCAAACATTCAGCGTAGATACCGCTCTCGCCGCCGTTCTCGTCGAAGTCTGCTCGAGCGCCCTCGGCACATTTGACCAGATAACCGAGAACATCAGCCTTTTTCAAATATTCAGCCATTATTCCACCTCTGTAATCTTTCCGTCCTTGAGCGTGTACCATGTATCAGCCTTGTACGTCTCGCCGTCAATCTGGAACGATTTCACGCAAATGCACGGATACCCCTCGCCGTTCCAGTCGCCATACTCGGCAAGCGTACACCAAGTACCTACGGGCGCTTTGATTCTCCCGCGCTTGCCAACGCAAGCGGCAACGTTATGCGCATTCTCGATTGTGATCTTCGCGTCATCGCCGGAGCTGCCTATCTTCGCGTATTTGCCGGAGCTGCCTATCTGCGCGGCATCGCCGGAGCTGCCTATCTGCGCAGCATAGCCGGAGCTGCCTATCTGCGCGGCATTGCCGGAGCTGCCTATCTGCGCGGCATTGCCGGAGCTGCCTATCTGCGCGGCATAGCCGGAGCTGCCTATCTGCGCAGCATAGCCGGAGCTGCCTATCTTC